ACGATTAGAAATACAACTGGAACAACACTTGGATCTGATGTTAAAAATACAGGTCAAGTTGTAATGTCTCAGTCTGCAGCGATTACACAATCTACAACTGCGGCTGCTTCAGGAATTGTTATTCCTGCAAACAGTCAAATTGTAGAGATGTATGTATATGTCACAACGGCGTATGATAACTCAGCAACTTTAAGTATTGGAACAAGTTCAACTTCAAATGAACTTTGTTCAGCAGTTGCGGTGTCAACTATCAATACAATCAAATTAGCGTCACAAGCGACAATTACTGATGCAGATGCGTGGGAAGATATTGGAACAACAGATGTTAAAATCTTTACTGATTCTTCTGCTACGACTTCAGATACAGGAGTTGCGACTTTAACTGTAACATACGTTCAAAATAATAATTTGGCGTAATAAATAATTAATAGTGCTCCTTCGGGAGCACTAAATTAAAAGGAGAAAAATTATGGCAGGCGGAGGAAGTTTTACAAGTGATCAACAGGCAGCCCACGCTACCGGGGATGGACAATTGGTTCCAGCAACACAAAGAGCTAGAGTAACTTATATTCAAGCAGCTGGAGTAGCATCGGGAAATGTAAAATTATATAATGGTACAGGCACTGGCGGAACATTACTTGCTGAGTTTGAATTTGACGTAGATGGACTATCTGTTTATGTTCCGGGTTCTGGAATTTTATTTGATGCGGGTGTTTATTTAGATTTAACAGCAACACCAGGCGTAACTATTCTATATACGTAAGGAAATAAATGGCGACGATTACTTACACGGTCACTGTCGCGAGTGGCACTAATGCCTTTAGCGCTAGTAACCCTAAATTTTTTATTAATGGAGAGGTTAGTCCTGTCTTGTATTTACAAGAAGGTAACACCTATGTTTTTGATCAAGCTGATTCTACGTGTACAGGTTATTTAATAGCTTTTTCAACTACTACTAATGGAACCTTTACAACAGGCGGACTAAAATATACTACCGGCGTTACAGAAACAGGAACACCTGGAACTGCAGGAGCTAAAACTACAATTGTAGTTGCTCCAGTTAGAACTGTAGGCGCTCCTCTTTTATTTTATTATGATGGCGGTGGCGTAGGAACTTCTGGAATGGGTAATAGTGCACAAACTATTGCACCTACTTCGGAGACGACAGAATTCAATCCACAAATAGATGACGTTATTCAAGAAGCCTTTGAAAGAACAGGCGTAAAGGGAACTCAAACTGGTTATATGTTAAGATCTGCACGGAGATCTTTAAATATAATGTTTCAAGAATGGGGTAATAGAGGAGTTCATTTATGGAAAGTAAAATTAGCTAAAATACCTTTAGTATTAGGTCAGGCAGAATATAGTTATGCATCTGATTCAGAAAATTTTCCAATTGATATTAGTGAAGTATTAGAAGCATTCTACAGAAATAATTCTGTAACAACGGCTCCTTCAGATATTGCACTTACAAAAATTGACAGATCAACTTATTCACAAACACCCAATAAATTAGCGCAGGGAACTCCTTCACAATATTATGTAGAAAGAAAATTAAATCCAAGTGTATTTTTATATACAACACCAAGTTCAAGTGTATCTAGTACGAGTACCCCAAGTAGTTACCAATTTTGTTTTTATTATTTAGCAAAAATTCAAGTATCCTTGTATGATGTCTGGTCTAGCTTATTATTTAAGTTTAAAGTTTTCACCAGCTATGAGTCAAGAATTGGAAAGAAGATATGAAAGTGAATTACTTAGAGCATTAGATGCTGACAACCAAGGTACGTCTACTTTCATTTCACCACAAACATTTTATGGAGATGGAGTATAATGGGCGGATATGCATCAGGTAAACAGTCGTGGGCAATCTCTGATAGATCGGGATTAAAATTTCCTTACACAGAAATGGTAAGAGAGTGGAATGGAATGTTAGTTCACACTTCAGAATATGAACCTAAGCAACCACAGTTGGATCCCAAACCAGTTGGTTCTGATCCACAAGCTTTATGGAATCCAAGACCCCAACCCGCTTCAACAGCAAGTTTAATTTTATTAACTGTTGATCCATTCACTACTGTTAAGTACGGGGGAACAACTTATGTAAATGTTTATTCGCTTGATCATCAAAGATCAACGGGAGACACTGTAAGATTAAGAGGAGCTGCTCAAGTAACTTCTGCAGGAAGTGGTGGAGCAGATGCAACTAATCTACAAGCTTTTAGAAATATACCTACTTTTGATAATGTAAGTGATATTGATTCAGCAACAGGATTTACAATTACAGTAGGACAAAAAAAATCTGATGGTAGTGTAACTACTGCTCCAGGAACTTTAACTTCTCCTGAAAATTATTTTTTCTTTACAAGTACAGATACGGCTACAAGTGGAGGAATAGTAGGAGGCGGCTCTAATGCATCGGCGGGTCCAGTAACATTAAAGGTGGTTAACGGATAATGGCATACAGTTTAACAAATTTACAAGACGATATTAGAAACTATACAGAAGTTGGAAGTAATGTACTTTCCGATGCTGTGTTATCTAGAATCATTCAAAACGCAGAGAATAAAATTTTAAGATCAATTGATACAGATCAAAATGTTTACTATGCAACTTCTAACTTAGTTATCGGAAATAGATATGTAACTATTCCCGGTGATATGAGAGCAATTAGATATGCTCAATTGGAAGATGCGGCAGGAAATCAATATTATTTAGAGCAAAGAGACACATCTTTTATGGCTGAATATTACTCAACGCCGGGAACTTCGGCCGTTGATATTCCAAAATATTATGCAAATTGGGACGAAACTTACTGGGTGGTAGCACCTACTCCTGATAAAACTTATGCAATTACGCTTTGTTATGATAAAGAACCAACTAGTATTATAACCGATACTGGTGGGACATATTTATCAAATAAATATGCCGACGTCCTTTTATATGCTTCTCTAGTAAATGCATATGGGTACTTGAAAGGACCGCAAGATATGTTACAATACTACACTCAGGCTTTTAACGAAGCTCTAGAATCGTATGCGATCGAGCAAATTGGTCAAAGACGCAGAGACGAATATCAAGATGGTGAAGTTCGTGCTCAACTCAACGTTAAACCACCATCAAGTTATGGAAATAAATAGGAGATAAAAATATGGCAAATATGGTACCTTATGCATTCCCTGTAGAATTGTTGAGTTCAACTCACAACTTTGCATCGAACACATTTAAGTTAGCACTTTATACTGCGAGTCCATACACAACTGCGAGTACGGTTTATGTAGTTACTACTGAAAGTTCTGGAACAGAATATTCAGCAGGCGGTAATACATTAGCAGGTAATGCAGTTTCAAATGTTGCAGACATTGCAACAGTGGATTTTACGGATAGTGTTTGGGGAAGCCCAACACCTGCAACTTTTAGTGCGGCGTACGGAGCGATTTATAATTCATCAGCAAGTAATAAATTAGTTGTAATCTTAGATTTCGGTGGAACAAAATCTTGTTCTAATGGAACGTTCACAGTAACTTTCCCAAGTCCGACTTCTGGATCACCTTCTGGTGCAGATGCATTATTAAGTATAACATCGTAATTATAGGAGATAAAAAATGGCTTTGGTTATAAATGATAGAGTAAAAGAAATTAGTACTACAACTGGTACGGGTACGATTGCACTCGGCGGTATAGTAGCGGGTGAAGGTTTTATAACTTTTGCAACCGGAATTGGAAATAGTAATACAACTTACTATGCGATTCATAATCAAGGAACCGCTGAATGGGAAGTTGGTGTAGGAACTTTAGATGGCACGAGTGCTAATTTAGCTCGAACAACGGTCCTCGATAATTCCGACGGCAATACTTCTCCAATTACTCTTTCTGCTGGAACTAAAGATGTATTTTGTACATTGCCAGCAAGTAAAGCTATTTATTTAGATGCTTCAACACCTCCGGTACCCATAGGAGCAGCGAGCGCAGGTTTTGCATTAGCAATGGCGGTCGCATTATAGAAAAGGAAAAAATATGGCACAAGATTTTAGAAATGTATTAAAAAGCGCAACTGGAACTGTAGTAGTTCCGGTTTTAGTAGCAGGAGATTATGATGCATTAATAGGTATTAGATGTTGTAATATTGTAGCAACCACTATTTTAGTAGATGTTTATATTACTAATTCAGCAACTAATTATTACATCGCAAAAAATGTAAGTATTCCACCGAATTCAGCAATTGAACTCATTCAAGGTGGAGCAAAAATTGTAATGGCTAATGGTGATACTTTAAATGTGGTAAGTGATACCGCAAGTTCACTAGATGTTGTTATGTCTTACATTGATACAATTAGTTCGTAGGAGGAATTATGACTGCAATAGTAAATGGAATCCAGTATGTCGGAGGGGGCACAAGCCCTAACGATTTTATAAATAATCAAGCAGGCACATTAAGTGTAACTCAAACTATTGAGAGCGGTGTCTTAGCGGGTCCAATTTCTATTCCGGCAACAATCACAATAACAGGAACGTTGGTAATCGTATAATGAGTAAAGTAGAAGTAAATCAAGTAACTCAACAATGCGGAACAACTTTAACAGTTGGTGGGGGAGCTTGTAAAACTGCAGTAGTAGATGCAACGACAGTAACTTTAGGTCGTTGTGGGGGTACAGTTTCACTAGCTTCAGGAGCAACTCAATCAGGTTTCGGAAGAACAGGAACAGTAGATTGGCAAACAGGAAGTATTAAGACAGCGGGTTTTACACCAACAAATGGTGAA